CTATCTACCAAACCTGCGACAAAGGCAAGTTGAGATACCCAGCGGGGCAGAACGTAAAACGTATGTCCGCGCACAGGGAGAGTATCACAGACCCACATAGCACCCTCACCATGGTGAGGGTGCTATGTGGGTCTGTGATGCTTCTGGTTCGTTTGAAAACGGTGACTATATAACTACAAGCACAATAAGAGGCTTGGGTGTTTATCAAGATAGTGATTCTCTTAAAAACTATACAATCGGAAAAATAACACAAGATTGTACATTTGATGATGCGGACTTATACATAGAGTTCGAGGTTTCAGGTACCGTATATAGAAAGCAGTTTGTTGGAGTGACATACCATTGTGGATAATGAATTATTCAATAGTGATAATTCAGAGGCAAATGATATGGTTGAAATCAATATTTATGTATATTTACAATCAAAGTAAATAATACGCCGCTATATTAAATGAAAAGTAATTTGGTTCTAGATTGCATCCGCGATGGTGGCGCAATAAAACCTTTACTGGTTAGTAGTGACAGGACGAACGGGCTTGGCCTGATGAATCCCTCGATCTACATCGACAATGGAAAAATCACAGGTATTCTCAGGCAGACAAATTACACGTTTTACCATTCAGAGAGGAAGTTATTCCAGCACCCCTATGGCCCCTTAACATACATTCATCCAGAGAATGATCTAAAGCTAAGGACATGGAACGTGGCATATTATGACAGCATACGCTATATTCAGAGCCGCATCTTTTGTGTTCGGTCTGTAATACTAATTGAAGTCAATAGTTAATTGGTTAATTTTTAATGAAAAACTGCGGCATTGTATATTTATATGATATATATAGGTGGTGTTATACACTAAGTTAAATAAAATAGAATTGGACACATTAAAATGGAAAAAGAAGTAAATGATGGTAATGCAGTATTGCGTAATACATCAACACTTAATTTATCAAAACTTGAGTTAGAAACATTCCACGAGATTAATAATAAAGTTAATGAATTAGTCACAGCAATTGGTGATATTGAATTGCTAATTCAAAACAGAAAACTAGAAGATATTAAGATTTTAGCGGATAAGAATTCAACGATAGATACTGTACGTGGATTTGTTGAAAAAAGAGCAAAACTTATTAAGGAATTCTCGGAAAAATACGGAGCAGGCAATATAAACATACAAACAGGTGAAATTACACCAGTTTAATATCGTTTTAAAAATTAAATCTATATTTATAGACGAATCTTAATATACCAACGGAGAATTAAATGGCTGAAAAGATTGTAAGCCCAGGCGTATTTACTAGAGAAAATGATTTATCATTTGTAAATCAAGGATTAGCAGAAATTGGAGCGGCAATTGTTGCACCATTTCCAAAGGGCCCCGCATTCGTACCAACGACGATTGAAACTCAAGCAGATTTTCAAGCATTGTTCGGTATTCCAGATGGAAAGCATCTCGGATCATATACCGTAGAAGATTATCTACGTAACAATGGTAGAGTTACCGTTGTAAGGGTAGGCGCAACCGGTGGTTATAGCCAAACTTCATCTTTAGCCATTAAATTCAATATATCAGGTGGAACGGAGCAGACAGTAGCTGTTCTCGCTAGTACATTGGGTAATGGTAGTTTAGAAGGTTTTACTGGAACAACACTTACAACCGGAAGTGTCCAAACATATGCTGGAACTAAAACAGCAGTGTTGGCTCTCACAGGTTCAGGATTAACATCAACTGCTTATTCTTTCTCATTTGATCCACAATCAACTCAGTATATCAAAACCGTATTCGGTTCTGACCCGCTATCCACTGTAAGTAATGCATATAATTACGTATTATTTGAAGATGTTCTAAGTCAATATCGTGGTGACGGGGTAGTTACAGCATCTATTGAAATATTGGCAGGTTCTGCAATGGACTTCACACATGATGTAACATACGCATCGACCCCATGGGTACTCTCTCAACGTGTACAGAACGCTGGAGCGAATTCAAGATATAATCTATTCAGAATCCACACATTATCAGATGGTGATGATATGAATAGAAGCGTAAAAGTAGTAGTTGATACTGTTAGAGTCGCTGGATCGGTTCAAGGTTCTGATTTCGGTTCATTCAATGTTTCGATTCGCAAATATAGTGATACAGAAAATCGACCAGTTGTTCTTGAGGCATTCCAAGGAGTTAACCTTGACCCAGCATCTCCAAATTATATTGGACGTGTTATTGGTGATCGTGATGTTACAGTGGATAGCGACGGTAAAATTTCAGAAACAGGCGACTATAATAATAATTCTCGCTACGTTCGTGTAGAAGTTAAAAATGAAGAAGATTACCCAGTGACAGCAGTCCCTGCTGGATTCGCGGCAATGTCGCTTCCAGTTAATGTATCAACTCTTCCAGTCGTTGCATTCTCTACCGGTTCATTGGTATCGCCATATACTAATTATAGTGGATTCGATTTCGCTAAATCAGATAATACAAATTACCTGAAACCTGTTCCAGATAATGGCGGCGTTGGAAACAACGTATCGTTCTCGTTTGAAGATACATTGCTTCTTGAATTGACTGGTTCAACTCAAACTTCAAATGATTTACTTCGACGTAGATTCTCAATGGGATTCCAAGGTGGATTTGACGGAATGAGTACAATCATTAAGAAAAATACAGGGGAAGCAATAACAGCAACAAACACACTTGGATTTGATTGTTCAACATCCACTGCATCGGGTACTGTTTCATACACAAGGGCATTGAACGCAATTTCAAACCCTGATGAATTCGATATCAATTTGCTTGTAACTCCTGGTATTATTAGATCACTACATCCACAAGTAACGACTAACGCAATTTCACTCGCTGAAAATCGTGGTGACATATTTTACATCGCAGATTTGGTTGGACCAACTGCTACGGTAGATACAGCAATCACTCAAGCAGGTCAAGTTAATTCATCATTCGCTGGTTGTTATTATCCTTGGGTTAAAATCAATGATATTACTACCAACAAAATCGTTTCGGTTCCTCCGTCGGCTGTTATGGCTGGTGTATTTGCCGCGAACGATAAGATAGCATATGAATGGTGGGCACCGGCCGGGTTCAATCGTGGAGGTATATCTGCGGCAACCTCAGTACATAAACGACTGACATACAGTGATAGAGATAATCTATACTCTGGAAAGGTTAATCCAATCGCTACTTTCCCTGGTGAAGGTATTGTGGCTTGGGGGCAAAAGACTCTACAAGATAAATCATCTGCTCTTGACAGAATCAGTGTACGTAGATTATTGATTGCATTAAAGAAATTCATCGCATCTACATCTCGATATTTAGTATTCGAACAAAACACATTGGCAACGCGTAGAACGTTCCTTAGTGTAGTAGAACCATATCTGGAACAAGTAGTGGCAAGACAAGGTATTTATTCTTATCGGGTTCAAATGGACGATACAAATAATACACCTGATATCATTGATAGGAACATTCTACAGGGTACAATTTGGATTCAACCAACAAGAACAGCTGAATTTATTATACTTGACTTTAATGTTCTCCCAACAGGCGCTTCTTTTAGTTCCTAAAAAAATAAATATCTAATATTTATATGAAACCAATAATGGAGATTTAAATGGCCTTTCACAATTTACAATGGACACCGTTCGAACCAAAGATGCAAAACAGATTTCTGTTTTTCCTCGACCCGGCAGGTCCACCAAGCTATATAGTACGTACTGCACAACGCCCTACGTTTAATATGGATCAAGTTCTTGTTGATTATGTAAATATTCAACGCAAGTTTAAAGGGAAGGCTACATGGAATAATATTTCGATTACTCTATATGATCCCATTACGCCTGTAGGTGCTCAAGCAGTTGAAGCATGGGTGAGAAATCATCATCACAATTCTCAAACTGGCAAGGAAGGGTACGCAGTGGATTACAAACGTGATCTACGATTCGATGCAGTTGGTGCAGATGGTGAAGTTATTGAAACATGGAAATTGGCTGGTGCATTTATTGCAAACGTCAACTACGGTGATTTCGATTGGGCAACATCAGATCCCGTACAGATTACTCTTGAACTTGCATATGACTACGCTGTTCTTGAATATTCAGGAGTTTTGAATCCATCAGGTCTAGGTAACGCAGGAACTCCAACTGATTTAGACGGAATTACTCCTAGAAGTTCAACACGCCCTCCTCGGCTTGGGTAATACATTATTCTAAACAAGTTAAACAAGTTAAACAAGTTAAATAAGTTATATGAGTGAAAAGCAATCTAAGTTCCCAAGTGAGGTAATAGATTTACCTTCAAAGGGACAGTTATATTCAAAGGAACATCCTCTAGCAAGTGGTACTATAGAAATTAAGTATATGACCGCTCGTGAAGAGGATATTCTTTCGTCTAATAATCTGATTCAAAAGGGTATAGTTCTTGATAAGTTGGTTGAATCGGTAATAATAACACAAGGTGTTTCTATTGGCGATTTATTAATCGGTGATAAGAATGCAATTGTATTGGCAACTCGTATTATGGGATTCGGCTCCGATTACGATGTAACGATTACATGTCCAAATTGCATGGTAAATCAAAAAATCATTATCGACTTATCAGAAGTAACCGCAAAGGAAATTGATTTCAACTTTGATAATAGAAATAACTTTGAATTCGATTTACCGAAATCAAAAACAAAAATTACGTATAAGCATTTAACTCATGCAGATGAACGTAAAATTGAAGATGATATTGCGGCATATGAAAAGATTCGTGGCGGCAAATCCGATATCAATAAGCGAAAAAGTACACAGTATCGTTATATAATCACATCAATTGATGGTGATGCAAACCCAAGTCATATTCGTGATTATGTTGAAAATCAATTTATGACACAAGACTCCCGTGCTCTCATAGCAGAAATCGAAAAGAACAATCCAGACATGGAAACAAAGTTTGATTTCGTATGCTCAGATTGTGACCATTCCGATAGGTTGGAGGTGCCTATCGATATTTCCTTTCTTTGGCCTACCATCTAATTATAGAGATATAGTTCATACGGAAGTATTCACCTTGATTTATAAGGGCGGTAGCATGACACATTCTGATGTCTATAATATGCCCCGCCCAATGCGACAATTCTATCTTGAGAAATTAATAAGTTTCAAAGATATTGAAAATGCAGACCCATCCCAACAGTCTCCCATAGCGAGACCTGATATTCCACTGACTCAATAGTAAGAACTTTTACAATTCCAGATATTTATGAATGTAAATAGGAGATACAAGTGGCTACGAAGAAAGAAACAAAAGAACAAAACGATTTACTAAACCAGCAAAATGAACTGCTGAAAAAAGGCGGTGATTTAGAAGAGCGTAGAATTAGCCTCGCCGCTAAGTTAACTGAAAAGATAAAAGAATCTACAGAGAAACTAGCTGATGGTATATCCAATCTTGGTATAACCGAAAAGATACAGGACGCTCTCAATATATCCAATAGATATGTTCAAACCATAGTAAAGGATATCATCCCAAACGCATTCAAAGCAATGGGTAATTCCGCCAAGAAAACATTTAATTCAGTAACCGGGTTGGCTGGAGGATTTTTCAATAAAATCAAATCGCTGGGTGGTGCATTTAAAGACAACGCTGGAAAGGGAATGAAGTTTTTCGATCGATTTGGTGACAGTATAGAAGTGAATGAAAAAAAAGTTGATGATATGAAGTCAGCTCTTAACGATTTGCAAGCGAAAAATGAAACCGCATTTGGGTTGGAATCGAATCCGCATTATATGAGTCCAGATAAGGTTGAAGAAATGAACGCTGCTCTCGCAAAACAAGAAAAACTTACGAATGATTTATTGGCTGCTGAAACTCATTTATCAAAACTTAAAAACAAGCCAAAATTCTTTTCCAAGGAGAATTTCCGTGAAAAACGAGCAGACGTGCTTGAAAAATTGGGAGGAGCCACAAAACGGGGATTATCAGCAGTCGGAAATGCAACTAAAGCAATCACTAAAAAAGCAGCAAT